CCCTTGGCAGCGCGTGCGACCCCCATCGCCTGGGCCTGGAGTTGCTCCGGCGCGAAGTCCGCCGTCATCTGGAAATTTGGCGATCGGGGCGTGAGGGCGCCGGAATTGTAGAATTGTCCCGCTTTCGCGATCACATCCTGGAGAGGCTGCTGGAGGGGTCCCCAGGGCGCCGTCGCGGTCACGGTCTTGCTCGAACCGCTGCTGCCGCCGAAGTCAGGCATCTTGCAAATCCTTCTCGACCAGATGATGGGTCGTGTCGTAGCCATAGCGCTTGAGGATCCGAGACCATCCTGGACGGGCGACCAGGGACATTCCCTGGCAGCCGTTTTCTTTGGCCCAAGCCTCGATGATCTGAAGGTGATGCTGCCAGCGCTCGCGCTCGGCGCCGACGCAGATCTGGATATGGCAGACCTTCTTGCGCGGATAGATCGCGATCTCCGTCACCACGGCCGCCAGCACGTCCTTGGCGTCTGCGTCCCAGACCGCCCAGATCTGCTTCTCGCCATACCGGGCCGAGCGCCGGATATCGAAGGCCTTCTCCTTGCCTCGTGAGGTCAAGCAGGCTCCCTCGATCCGATCCTCGATCAGCGGCCAGACCTGATCGACATTCTCCGGCGGAATCCCCACCAGGAAGGTCAAGCCGGGGACCGCATGTAGCTGATCGGTGCGACGGACCCGGCCCCGAAGCGTGTACTCGCGCTATAGCCTGGGATCATGCCCATGCTCTGCGCCAGGTAGAGGAGCAGGCCCGCCGGAAAGTTCGGATTGACGGTCGTCGCCGTCACGGGGTTCAAGACCGCGACCAGGCCGCCGCCGGTGTTGGCCTGCTGGGCCCTGGCTGCATTCGCGTGCCTCGCGGCATCGAGCCTGTTTCCGGGACCGCCGGCACCATCGCGCGCATAGCCGCTGAGATCGCCGCCGCTGAATGACCCGTTGTTGATGTCGTGAGCGAGCCTGGCGGTGCTGGCCTGGCCGGAGTTGATCCCGCCATAAAGATCGTTGCCATATTTGCTCAGCGTGCCCTGGGAAGTGCTGAGATTCTGGCCGCTGACCAGCCCCATGCCGATGGCAGTTGCAAGGTCCTGATTGGTCTGCCCCGCAGCCGTTCCGAGATTGACCAGGGACCCGAAGCCCGGAGCGGGCATGCCGCTTGCCAGCGTGTTCACGACGCCGGCTTGGGTCGTCAGGTCCGGGCTGCCGAAGAGAGAGCCGAAGAACCGGTCGAGGAGGGTCTGGCCATAGCCCTGCTGCGCGATGTTCAGCGCGCCGGCAATCTTCGCGACCTCGGCACCCGCTCGATCGGCTCCGGCCTGCGAGATATGGCCGTGGGAATCCATGCCGCCGAAGGCAGCCCCGGTCCCGCCCATCGGACCGCCGGAACGCGCCTGACCACTATTGCCGGCGCCACCCCCGCCAGTCCCGGCTCCGCTGCCGGTCCCATGCGCGCCGCCTTCTTTCGTGTCGGCGCCGTACTTGAACTCGAGCAAGCCCGTCTTGGGATTGCGCGTGCCCGAACCGCCGAGCATCTTCAGCAGCGACGATTCCTGCGGGTTGATGTGCGCGACCATGGTATCGCCGCCGCGGCCCTTGGAGCCCAGATAGCGGGCGAGGTGGTGATCGCTGATGTCGGGAAGCTTGCGGGTCATTGGGTCATCCGATGATTGCGACGCCGAACGTCCTGTCGGCATCGGCGCTGCTGGCATGGGCGAGCGTCGCCGAGCCCTGGGCGCGGCCCGAGACGTAGAGGCCGCCGAGCGCGCCGGCGGCATGGACCGTCAGCGGCATGAACAAAATGACCGAGGCCGGGCCGATGCGCGCATCCTCGAATGTCGTGGTCGTGGCCGATGGCGCGAGCGTGACGGTCGTCGTCGCATTGAGCTTGCCGGCCTGAATGCCGCGGATTACGTCATGGACGCGCTTGAGATAGGCCCACAGCCCGGCCTCGCCGCCAGATCCGATCGGCGGCGGCAGCGGCTTGAACGTCACGCTCATCGCGTCCCCGACGTCCTGAACTCGGGCTCTACGCCCAGGATATGCGAATAGCCCTCGCCGGCATCGATCGCGATTCGCGCCCGGTGGAACCGTGCATCTTTCCGCGCCGGGCAGAGGCCGTTCTCGTTCATCGCCACCGCCGCGCCAAACGACACGCTGTCGCTCAGCAGATTGCGCGTGCCGAGCGCGATCGAAGCCCCGGCGCCATCGACCAGCGGGCGGACACCCGTCACCAGCGAGCGCCGACCCGGCGTCAGCTGCGCCTCGCCGGTATCCACCGTCGCCGCCAGGGTCGCGCCGTTGAAGAAGCCCAGCTCATGGGCCGGGGTGAAGGCCGCCAGGAACAGCCGGCCCGAGCCGGTGAAGGCCGGATCGTCGAGGCTCAGGCTCGTCGCGTCGAGATTGCCGATCAGCGTGTCGATATTGTCGAGGTTCCAGGAGGACTGGACCATCGCCGAGAGCAGCATGTCGCAGCCGAACTCCGCCCGGCTCCAGCGCCCGAGCTGCCAATGATAGATCAGCGCCTTGTCGGGATTGCCGGTACCCCCGCCCACGGACGGATAGCTCACCAGATAGAGCTTGTTGACCGGATCGACGGCGCCGGTGACGCGATGGAGATTGTTGAGATCGACCCCATGCTCGGGATGCTCGAAGAAGAACCGATCGACCTTCTCCGCCCCGATCGGCTGGAGCTGCTGGCCGCCCGCCAGGAGATAGAACCCGTCATGGGCGAGGAAGAACAGCAGGTTCTCATGCTGCGCCGAGGCCCATTCGGCGAGGCAGCCCTTGTCCTGGGCGATCTTGTCGAAGGTGAAGGTCAGGGGGTAATCGGTCCTGATGCCGAGCCGGATGCAGCGCTCCTGCAAGACCACCAGATTGTCGCCGCCGAAGATCCCCATGATCTGCCCGCCATCGGGCATGTCCTGGATGTCGGCAGCACCGGTCGTCCAGTCGAGGTTCTCGACGTCCGACCAGCTCACCCGGTTCGAGTTCGAGCCGTCGCGTCCCAGCACCGCCACGTCGCGCGCGATGGCGACATAGCGGGCGCCCGCGGGCGGCGAGCCCGATTGCGCGGCGAAGTTCGTGCCGGCACCCATGGCGATCGACTGCACGGCGTCGGTGCCGTTGACGGCCAGGCAGCTGTCGCCGAACTGGGCGAAGCGCCACATCCCTTGGGTGGGACAGGCATAGGCCCCGCCGGACGTTCGCGAGAAATCCGACCAGGCCGAGCCGTCGAAGCCATAAAGCTTGGCCGCGTCGCCGCAATAGGACTTCACCGACAGGTCGGTCGAGCGCAGCGTGACGCCGCCCTGGATTCTGGCACTCGACGCTGGAGCACCCGAGGCCGTCAGGCTCTTGAGCGGCCGGTAGGACTGCGCCGCCGGAACGACGTTCTTCGCCTCGGTCGCCCCCGGGTTGCCGAAGGCCGCCTGGTCGGGGGTGAACTCGCCCACCGGGATCATGCGCATCCCCGTTTCATTGCTCGCGATCCGATTTCTGTCCTAGAGTGGATGCGGTGGCGTAATCCGAGCCAGGCCCCATGATTCGCATTCTCACCACCCAGCGTGGCAGCCATACGATCAAGCAGTTTCTCAAGCGGGACGGCGCCCGCCAGAAGGCGCGGATCGAATTCGCGACCTACGCGAACAAGGCCCGGGCCGGCGTGAAGGGTCCAGCGACCTACGTTTTCGCGGATCTCGAACGCGTGGCGCCGCCGCGTCTGGGCAGCCTCGCCAAGGAGTGGAGCGAGCTCGAAGCCGCGGGCGGCAATCGCCTGCTCAACCACCCGGTTCGGTCGCTCCGGCGTTATGAGCTGTTGCGCACGCTCCACGAGGCCGGCATCAACCAGTTCAATGTCTATCGGCTCGACGAGGTCCGGCGCCCCGCGCGCTATCCGGTCTTCATCCGCCGCGAACAGGAGCATGACGGAGCAATCTCGGCGATTCTGGAAGGCCCGGAGCAATATGACCGTGCCCTCGCGGCGATTGCCGCGCAGCCGGTCTCACGCGATCATTTGTTGGCGGTCGAGTTCTGCGACACGCGCGATCGCAACGGCATCGTCCGCAAGTATGGCGCCGCCTGCATCGCCGGCGAGATCAAGCCGTTCCACATCTATCCATCGCGCCTGCTCATCGTGAAGCACGCCACCGACGCCATCGTCGATGCTGACACGGCGGCCGAAGAGATGCGCTATTTCGACGAGAACCCGCACGAAAAGCAGCTGCGCGAGATCTTCGCGCTGGCGCGGATCGATTACGGGCGCATCGACTACGGCTTCCGCAAGGGCCGGATGCAGGTCTGGGAGATCAACACCAACCCCTTCTGGATCGTGGACGGCGAGCCCCATCCGCTGCGACTGCCGTTGCTCGAGCGGCGCGCCGATTGGCTCGCCCAGGCCTTCGCCCGGATCGACACGAAACAGGAAGGCCCGTCCCGGCCACGGCGCGCTGTGCCCCAGCCTACTGAACCCGATAGAACGTGACCCATTTGCCCTGGAGATCGGGGAACCAGAGCCGCGCATCCATGAGCTGCTGCTCGTCCCAGAACTCGACATGGGCATTCGCGCCCTCGCCGACGGTACGGACGGCGACGACATGGCCCGGATCGTTGCCGGCGCCCTTCCACAGCATGATGCCCTTGGCGCCATCGCCGGCCGCCAGCATCTCCTGCTCGATCCCTGTCGGCGTCATCGATCCCGGGATGCCCTCGGACTGTGCCAGCTGGCGCCAGCAGGGCAGCTCCGGCCCCTGCGGGATCAGATTGCCGAACCGCCGTTTCAGCAGCGGGATGATGTCCGCCGCCAGATCCGAGAATCGGCCGCCGCCGGGGG